CCTAGAGGCTCGCAAAAGTGATGAGTCTTTATTTAGAGAATGGGAACATAGTAGGTATGAGGTAGACCGCAGGGTACTTGAAACACATGGCTTAATAAACTTATCTGAAGATTATGCTGTAGACTTTGGAGAAGTGTCTTACCCTATGTCGCCCCAGGAAGAAAGGGCATGGCTTGATTGGAAGATGGCAAATGGCATAATGAGCAAGAAAGACCTACTGCTTTATTTTAACCCAGACATGACAGACGAAGAACTGCAGGCTAAATTAAATGAGGTAAGGGAAGAGGTAAGAACGGAAGCAGAAGCAACACAGCCAACCTCTACATTTCAAAGAATACTAAATGCCTAATATCCAACCAGCTATTGACACATTCATGGCTGATATAACATTAATGGAAAAGGGGTTTGACCAAGATATACGCAAGATGATAAAGCGTATGCAGGGTATGAGTGAAACGGAATTAATAAACACCATTAACCAGGCAAACTTTTTTCAGGAAATGGTAGATGCTGGGTATGGTGAAGCCCTAGATAAATTAGATGATGAGTATACTAGGGTATTACAAGCAGCAATAAAAGAAGCTAGAAAGAGAGGGATAGAACCCCTAACTGGTGCAAGCATAGAAGGGCTTGAAACATTAAGGGATTTAGATTATAAAAGGTTATTGGGTAGGGCTGAAGCCCATGCTGATGATTTACGCAGCATTTTATTCAGGGGTGTTTATGGTGGCAACTCTATACAAAGTATTTCAGCCGCATTAGAATCTACTACATTAGCAAGTCATCAATTAAATGTAGTGGCTTACGATAGTTTAGCAATATTTGATGATACTGCTAGGTTCAAAGTATTTGAGGGGCAAGATGTAAGGTGGACATATATCGGTCCACAAGATGAAAGAACTAGGGACGCTTGTAAACAAACAAAAGCAGATGAACCTAAGAACGGCTATAAAGAAAAAGACATTCCAAGAGATACTCCTATCGGTGTTCGTGGCGGTTTTAATTGTAGACATAGTTGGATGGTAAGATGAAGCCAGGGGACATACCAAAATTTAGAAAATGGGCAGAGCTTGGTGGTAAGCTGGTCACAAGAATTGTAGAGGATGCAGATAAAGGCATTAGTCAAGATCCAGATGGTAATAAGTTTCCGCCCTATAAAAAAAGCTATGCTGATAAAAAAAAGGCTGGCAAAGCAACACCAAAGGGTGTTAGAACCAATAGAAAAGTTCAGCCTGCAAATCTTAGGCTTACTGGTGAAATGCTTAATTCAATCAAAGCACAAAAGCCAACAAATGACAGCGTTGAAATAAATTATAGGTCTGGGCTAAAAGCACAAGGCAATGCAAACCCCCCTAAAAGATTAAAGAAAAAAAGAAGAAACATAATAGGGCTTAATGATAAGAACTGGGAATTTGCTAAAGACTTTATTGAAAAAGAAATTGATGATAGGATAATAAAGTTTTACAAAAAGAAAATAATAATTGATATAGATATATAAATGCATTTACCCTATTTTAAAAAACTTGTTTTTATATTTAAATTAAATAAACAAAAAAGAGGACAGAATGTCTGAAGAAACAAAATCCCAGAGTGCGGAAACCCAACCCAAGCCGTATGTTGAACAGCCTGTGGTTGAAAAACAAACATCAACAGAGGTGGCAACTGATAGCCAGAATAACGACATAGAATTACCCGACTATGGTCAGTTAGTACAAGAATCTAAAAAGTACAGGAAGAGGGCGCAGGAATCTGAAGCTAAACTAGCTAAGATGGAAAAACAGCGTGAAGCTGATAGGCAGAAGCAAATGGAAGAACAGAACCAATGGCAACAACTTGCAGAAGAAAGACAAGCAAAGTTGAATGAAATGGAACCCATTGTAGAAGCCTTTAAAAAAGATGAAGCTGACCAGCGTGAAAGGATCCTTGCAGATTTTGAAGAGAGCGATAGGGAACAATTTGGAAGTTTATCGCTTCCACAATTAAGAGCCTTACACTCTAAATTAATTAATACAAATGATAGCGTACCTCCAACAAGTGGAACTCCAGCTAGGGCAGTCAATCCAAACAATAAAGATTGGACAAAGATGGATAGGACGGAAAGACAAGCTAATTGGAAAGACATTGTAAAGAGTTATGCTATGAATAAATAAGGAGCTTTAAATGGCTAATTATTATGGATTTACAGGAGATGTCACACAGAAATCTGATGTTGATGTTTTCGTGCCTGAGCTAGATTTATGGCGTTTTCATAGGTAACTATGATTATTATTATTGAGGAATTAAGCGGGAAACCTAAGTGCAAAAGCATAAGGCAATCCGAACCGAAGGCTGTACTAAGTACAGTCAGGGGCAGAGCATAGCTGGTGAAAAGATATAATCCAGCCACGAGTCCTCAACTACTTACTAAGTAGAAAAGATATGCCGATACTCCGTAGAAATGCGGAGATGTGAGATAAAAAACTCACTATAACATTTGATGGGCAGATGGTGTTTACAGATATTTTGAGAAGGCATTAGTTTTAAAACCCTTTTTTGATGACTATTCAAGTTTAGTTCAAGGGCGTGGCGATGTCTTACACATTCCTACGGTTCAGGAAGTCTCTAGTGCTGATAAATCTGCAAATACAGCAGTTGAATACACAGCTAATGTGGAAACAGATATTGATCTAGCGATTGATCAACACGTGTACTCAGCTAAGTTGTTTGAGGACATAGCAATGGCGCAAAGTAATGAACAGCTTTTCGACAAATACACACAAAGTATGGCGTATGCTCTTGCTAAAGCTGTGGATACTAAAATTGAAGCACTTCTTCAAACGATAGGAACAACACAAACATTAGCGGCTGACAATTCTATGTCAAATGCAGATGTTGAAACAGCATTAGGTACATTAATGTCTAATGATATTCCTGCTGATGAATGTGCTTTCTTTGTAAATCCACTTATCTATGCTGATTTACTTAACTCTAAAGCCTTTGTTACTAATAATTCTGGAGCAGGAGTTGGTTTTGGTAATGATAATGCTGTTATGCAGACTGGTCAAGTTGGAAGCCTTTTCGGTATTCCAGTTATGACAAGTTCTTTGATACCTACTACAACAAGTACAGGAATTGAAGCGGCTTATCTAGTGCATAAAAGCGCTATAGCGGTAGCAGTTCAGCAAGATATTCGAGTACAAAGTGAATATGATGTATCATATCTCGGCACAAAGGTAGTCGCCGATATAATCTACGGTGCAGTTATCACTACTTCAAATCATGTTAAAGGAATTGAGTTTCTTAATCCTTAAACCTGAAGATGCAATAATTTTGGGGGCAATTTATTTTGCCTCCAAAGTTAGAAAGGAAAATTTATGATAGTATTAAAAAAAGATAATCATTATGAACACACTACAGATGCCGATAAAGCGTCAAAAATGGTGCAAAATGGCTATAAAGTAGTCAAAGGCAGTAGTATGTTAGCTAAAACAAAAACAGCAGAAAAACCAAAGAAAAAGCCATCGTCAAAAAAGAAAAAATAATTCTTTAAATATGGCTCGTTCACGGTTTACCATTAACCTTAGAGATTAGGAGAATCAATGGCAACTTCAAATTTACACCACTATACAACCCAAGAAGCACAGAACCGTCTAGGTGGGGGCGGTTATGATTATGTAACAGACGCAACAGTTAATTCTCATACTTATGTAGCAATTCAAGCACTTTCAGTAGATTGTGTTATTAGCGCAACAAGTGTTGATACGGATATCTGGGACAGTCTTTCAAGTGTAACTTTATTAGCAGGGCAGACTATTTATGGAGAATGGTCTGCCGTAACAGTAGCAAGTGGTGACTTTGCTATGGTATATAGGAAATCGAGTTAATTATGGCAAAATTACATAAACGATCAGTACAAGAATCTTTAAATGCAACAGTAGGTGGAGAATGGAGTGTTAATTCAGTAGGAACGGCTGGATCAAGTGCAAGTACAGGTAATACAATACATTTAGCATTAGCAACTATGACTTCTACATTAGGGGTGTATAGTGCAGTGGAGATTTATTTTAATTTTTCTACAACAACAACAGATGTTACTACTGGAAATGACTTAGTAATTCCAAAAAATACATTGACATTCGTTACCGTGCCAAGAGGGTTAGGCAATACAGTTTATTTTAATTATTTATCAACTACTACCACAACAGGGGCAGTAAAAACTGTGGAGATATAAATGCAGAGTTCAATGTTAAAAGCAATCGTTGAAGATTTTGGCAACGGTGGAACAATAGATGGCGACTTAACTATTACTGGTGATTTACAAGTTAATGGAGGTGGCTCACTTAGCTTTGATGAAATAATAGAAGGTACTTCTGTAATAGATGTGACTGATACAGAAGCATTTCTTGTACGGAAGAACGGTGATGGTGGTGACATATTCACAGTAGACACTACTAATTCATTAGTTAAATTTGGTGGAACATTAAAAGTTCTAAGTGATAGCAAGAGCATATATCTTGGTGCTGGTGATGATTTGAGATTAATCCACGATGGCAACCATTCATATATTGACCATGAAAATACTGGTTCTTTAAAAATTAGAAGTTTAGTTCATGGGGGAGATATTGTTTTCCATACTGAAGCAAGTGATGGTACCCAAAACACTACTGCATTAACTATTGACAGCGATGGTAATTCTACATTTGCTGGTATAGTAAAAGTAGACCAAAACGCATCTACTGGCGAACACGCATTGCATATTGATTCAGAATCAACAAATTATCATAATATTTTCATTGAGGGGCCGGCAACAACAACTGCGGCAGTAATAAGAATTGATGGCGCATCTGCTTTGACTACTGGGCATTTATTTAATGCTAATATAACATCTACTGCAATGGCAACAACAGCAACAGATGGTGCTTTTAGAATTGACCATACTGGCAACACAACAAGTAATGTAAATAATTTAATGTATTTGCATAATAACCATGCAAGTTCTAGTGGAACTACTGTATTAAAGCTTGTACAAGATGCTAATGCTCCTGCTTTATATATCGACAATCAAGGAAATCAAGCCTCCATAGCAGTATCAAGTGATGATAATGTTTTTATATCTATGGATACTACACAATCAAATGGTGATGAGTGGCAAATAATGAATGCAGTTGGAGGTACAACTTCTAATTTGCAATTTAAGAACGTAGACCAATCAAAAGTTGTGATGTTGATGGAAGAAGATGGAAAGATTGGCATATCAAATACTGATCCAGACAGCTTACTCCACATTGGTGGAGCAAATCAAGGCGGTGCTGGAGCGGCTTTTAATGTAAGAAATGATAGTGGAGATGGAGCAAGGATATGGACAGGTGCAACTGGTGGTGGAAGAGCATTAATGGTTGGTCACTTACAAAGTAATGCAAGTTCACAATCTATATTTGAAGTTAAAAAAGGTAATGCAAGTAATGATGCGTATTCTGCTGAAATGTTTGTTGTTAAAACAGATAAGGCATATTTTAAAAATGGGAATCTTGGAATAGGAACGACTAGTCCAGCAAGTGCCGCTGGTGCAAATGCTTTAGATATAGTAGATACAAATACAAGTTCAGCAACACAAGGAGCTTCATTGAAACTTGGTTCTAATGATGGCGCAGTTATGGGAGCTGGGCATAGAATGGGTGTAATTGAATTTGCTGGTGCTGAAGATGGCGGTGGTACTATGGTTGGGGGTGCAAGGATTGATGCTTTGGCTGTTGATGCGTTTACTGCTACTGGTACTTATGACCATAATTCAAAATTACGTTTTTCAGTTCAAAGTGGAGTATCTGGTACTGACCAATTAGCTGTTCCAGTAATGATTTTAGACGCTGACTCCCGAATCTCACTTAGTAATAATGATGATGGTTCTAATAATACAATATTTGGTAAAAATGCTGGAGATTCAGATGGAGCTGGAGATGAAAATGTATTTGTGGGAGAATTAGCTGGCGGAACTGGTACTCAAACTGATAATGCAGATGGAAACACAGGAGTAGGATATAATTCTTTGACTGACCTTACTTCTGGAAGTCAAAATACAGCTATTGGGGGACACTCGGCTGATGATATTACTTCTGGTGGATATAATACGGCAGTTGGAAAATCTGCACTTGCAACTTTGACTACTGGAAGTAATAATGTAGTGGTAGGTAGAGCAACATTTTCAACTGCGGCTGATGATGAAGCACATAATATTGCCATTGGTAATAGTGCATTAGGAAACGCTAAACAAGATGGTACAGTAAGTGCTACCAATAGAGAATTGAAACACAATGTCGCTATTGGTCAAGATGCTCTATTAGGAGGTACTTTATCATCAACCAATCACCTTGAATACAATATAGCAATCGGTTCTTATGCCCTTGATGCTACAAGTTCATATAGTAAAACTGGAACGATAGCCATTGGACATCAATCTTTGAGTGCGTGTACTTCTGGACAGAGGAACGTGGCTCTTGGACACCAGTCAGGAATGACTCTTACATCAGCCGATGAAAATATCGCTATTGGATATGAAACAATGAAAACGCATTTAACTGGTTCTAAAAATGTAGCGATTGGACACCAAGTAATGCTTGACACAGACGCTGGGACTACGAGTCAGTCTTCTTCTGAGAATGTATTTATAGGTTATCAAGTGGCTTCTGGAACATGGACAGATGCGGCTTGTAATCATAATGTTGGAATAGGCAATGATGTAATGAGAGGTGCGTTAGATGGAGCAACTCAAAATGTAGCGGTTGGAAGTGAGGCTTTAGTAGCTCTTACCACAGGAGATGGAAATGTTGCTTTAGGATATAAGGCTCTTGAGGATGTTAATACTGGAGGCAGTAACGTTGCTATTGGAAATGCGACTGCGATAAACCTGACAAGCGGAACTGATAACATAGCAATAGGAACAAACTGTTTATATAATTCTACCGATGTAGATAAAGCAGTAATTATTGGAAAAAATGCTGGTAATGGTGCTTTGGATAGTGGAGCAGATGGGGTAATAGGCATTGGCTTTGAGGCACTGACTGCCTGTACATCCGGGACTGGGAATATCGCCATCGGATACGAAGCAGGAAAGGCGATTACCACAGGAGAATATTCAACAGTTATAGGATATCAGGCTCTAAAAACTGCAACAGTTACTGCTGGTCAAGATGAGCATACAGCAGTTGGTTATCAAGCATTAAAAGATTGTAACGGAGATAGAAATACAGCAGTCGGTGCGGGTGCGATGAGTGGAGTAGACAATTCTGATAATTGTGTTGCAGTAGGGGCATATGCTCTTCAAAGTGGAGGAACTTCAGACGATGGTATAGATGGTACTGTAGCCATTGGGGATTCTTCTTTGAATAGTCTCACTACAGGTAGTGGAACGACTGCGGTGGGTAAGGCTACAGGTTTGTATCTCACGACAGGAGATTATAATACAGCGATTGGATTTGAGGCATTATACACAGAAGATGCAGGGGGTGGAAATACTGCCGTTGGATACAGAGCATTGAAAGTTTGTAATAATGATACTGGTGGAAACACAGCAGTGGGTAAAGGTGCTCTATTGGCTACTACATCTGGAAATAACAATACAGCCGTAGGTCTTGGTGCAGGAGACAGTTTACAATCTGGGACTAATAATGTTTTTATTGGGAGAAATTCTCAAGCAAGTGCAGTAGGAGGAACAAACCAAGTTGTAATAGGTGGAATTGATACAGGAGGCATCGGTGATAATTATGCAGTAATTGGCAATAGCGATACAACAAGATTGTATGCCGCTGAAGATGTTGGTGCTACATTATATGCTGGAAGTGCCACAGTGCAAACTTCTGATGAAAGAATAAAAGAAGATATTAAAGATTCATCTCTTGGATTGAACTTTATCAATCAGTTAAGAGCTGTTGAATATAAGAAACGACAGCCTGCTGATTACGATGAGAGCCTGAAGAAAGAAATGAACTGGTATAAGAAGGACAAAAAACCACGAGTTTTAGATGAATTGGATAAAAATAAATCAAGAACAGGATTTATAGCTCAAGAGGTTGGTAGAGTGTTAAAAGATATTGGTTTTGATGACAATAACGATATTGTTGAAATTGACGAAAGCAATACTCAACAGATGATTTCTTATTCAAAATTAGTATCACCATTAGTAAAAGCAGTGCAAGAATTATCTGCGAAAGTAGAAGAATTAGAATCAAAACTAAAGGATAAATAATGAAATGGTCTAAATATAGTTCATTAAAAACTGCAAAGAAGGTTGCATTTGAAAAGGTTGCTGAAGTAAAAGATAGCGACGATAGAGTAACAAAAGAAGCTTATGTTGTCTTAGCTCAGAAACGATTTAATAGTGAAACTGGTGAAGCATTAGCTGATTCAAAAAATGAAATCTCTTTATCAGATTTAGAAAGAGAAAAAGCTAGATATGATGACGATATGGCAAGAGCAAAAGCAGAAAGTGATGAACTAGCAAAAGCAATAGCAGATTTTAAAAAACTTTAACTAACAAAGGAGTCAATAATGGCTAAAGAAAAAGACAATGAACAAAAGCCAGTCTTGAATCTAGATGATAAGGAATATGTAATTGAAGACATGACTGATTATCAGAAATCAATACTGGAAGACATAAACAACTACCAAGTACAGATAAACAGATTGGACAGGTGGAAAGCTGGTCAAATTCATGTTCTTCGTGAATCTCTAAAAAAAGAAGAGGTTGAAACGGAAGCATGATTGTCCGAAGATGCGCCCAAGATCATGATGTAGTAATACATAAAAACTCTAAAAGAGGTATGACAAAAACAGTTCGGTTGGCTAACGGAACTGTTGCTACAATTACATATCCGACTTCAAAAGCATATTTCCTTTGGACGGATAATCAGATCATTAAAAAGTCTGATAATTTCCAAGTAATAGAAGAAGAATATGTAAAAGAGTGTGCTAAAAAACATTCTAATGGTAATGGGCGCATGGACATTGTAAAACATAAATTAGTAAATAATAAGGTAGTCAAAAGATGAGAAGTCCTTTAACTAAATTAGTTCAATGGCAATTAAGAACAGGGCAATTAGACGGCTGGACTGCATATCATATTGGAGCAGGAGCATTTTTTTGTAAGATATTTCAATGGCTTAATTTTAGCGATTTATGGTGTGTTTTAGGTGTATTGATACTGGGTATAGCTTGGGAGGTTTTTGAGTGGATAATCGAGAACTATGAGCCTTATACAACTAAAAAAAGATGGATGTATAATACAATAGCTGACATTATAGTAGAAACTGGCATTGCTTGGTGGATGGTGCTGTGAAGAAAACAATTAAAAAATATAAAAACGGAGATTTTAGGGTTGTTTATGAAAAAAGTGATACATCTTATGGCTATCCTGTTCGTTATCATTTTGTTGATAAGTGTAACAGGGTGTGATTCTGGCTGGTCTGTAATGGGCTGGGAGGTTAAGTGAGTGGCAAACCAGATACCGCCAGAAGTTATCGTGCTACTGTTCTTGATGATAATGCCATTGTTTCTATTAACCTTAAATGGCTTGGTCAAATTGCAGTTCTTATCGGAATGCTGGTCTATGGCTATTGGCAAATTGAAACTCGTATTAGAAAACTTGAAGATAGTGTTGTTACTCAAACTGAACAAATTGGGAGCCTACTTGATAAGCACATCGTGGAAGAACGGATTGAGAGACAAGAGCTGGCAGAGAAAGTAGCTTTTTATGAAAAAGAATTTAATATCAACCCGCTAAGTTGGGGTAAAAAAGGAAAAAAGAAATAATGGATTTTATACAGGTATACGGTGAGGCTGGAATGATAGGAGTTGTTGGAGCGATGTTTGTTTATTTAGTTGTCTCTTTATCTAATAAATCAGCAAAGCAACAAGAAACATTAGAAAATTTAAAAGTTGAGAATAAAGGTCAAAGTGAAACATTAGAAAATATGGAAGGCATGGTAATTAAATTAATTAATCGCTGGAATCAATCAGATGATAAACTGGATAGGAAATTTGATGCTATCACAAAAGAAATAAATGATCTGGATAATCAAATATCAGAAGTTAAAGGCTCTTTAAGTAGGATAAACGGTAGGCATTAATGGATACATTAAAAGTTTTTACAATAAGTACAGCAAATTATTTTATTAATATAAGCCAAATTAGTGAATACTTACAGATATTAGTGAGTGTTTTATCAATAGTGGCTTTAATCTTAACCATAAGAAAGGAGAAATAATGGATTTTAAATCAATGTTAATGGAGATGGCTGAAGCCCAAGCAGATAAAATGAGGGATGAGGCTATGAAGCAAATTAGCTCTGATGATTTTGCAGATATGTTAGCAACAAAACTAAATGAAAAAATTGACATTCCATTTGTGAGTGAAGAAAAAGAACAGGAGTTTTTTGAAAAAGCAATGGATTTATTAACAGATGTATTAGCTGGGTTTTTTAAAGGTAAATAATGATTGACACTATGCAAATATTAACTGTAATAAAAACAACTCTTGAAAAAATGGGTTCTAAATATTACAGCCATGATGCAATGATGTTAGTTTACAGAACTGGTTTAGTTGAATCAAAATATCAATATATTATGCAGAAAGGTGGTGATAATATAGCGAGAGGTTTCTTTCAGTGCGAACCGTGGGTAGCTGTTAGTCTTTGTAATGATTACTTGAAATACAGGGAATCTCTAATGAAAAGAGTGGCTGATGTTTGTTACCTAGATTGGAAATATTTTACCAGCCCAGAAGAACGTGAATGGAAAAACATATTAACAACAAATTTAATTGCTCAAATAGTTGTATGTAGACTGCACTATTGGAGAGTCCCTAAAAAACTTCCAGAATCATTAGACGACCAAGCAGTTTATTGGAAATCTTTTTATAATACGTCAAAAGGTGCTGGAACGGTAGAGCATTTTAAAGAGATTGTTGTTAAGTATGGCTGAAGAAATAGTAAAGGATGTAGATGGAAATATTATTGCCTGTAAATATTGTGGAAGTAGAGATATTAGAAAATTTGGATTTCTATATAGAGCAAAAAGCAAAAAACAGCAATGGATGTGTAATAACTGTGGAAAAAGAACTGTGTCCCCAACAATAATAGAAAAAGCTCATTTTATTACTGAAGAAATGGAGCCTGAATTTATGCCTATTGACCAGTTGATAGAGCATAGAAAAAAGAAATATGCAATTCAAATTAAAGCTAAGGAATCAAAAAAATTAATTAATATTGATATAACAACAGACGGACCAATAGGAATTTGCCATTTTGGTGATCCTCATATAGACGATGATGGTACAAATATTGCAGAAATATATTCTTTGTGTAATCTAATTAATAAAACAGATGGAATGTTTGCTGGAAATTTAGGGGATGTTCAAAATAACTGGGTTGGAAGGTTGTCTTTTTTATATGGTCAGCAGTCTACAAGTGCAAAGGAATCATGGAGACTTACAGAACATTTTGTAAATAGTGTAGAATGGCTGTATTTAGTAGCAGGAAATCACGATGTCTGGTCAGGTGATGGAGATCCCTTAGATTTTATAATGAGGGGGCATAGTGGAGTTTATGAAAAATGGGGTGCAAGGTTAAATCTTAGGTTTCCTAATAAAAAAAATATTAGAGTAAATGCTAGACATTATTTTAAAGGCTTTTCAATGTGGAATACAGCTCATGGTGTTGCAAAAGCGGCTCAAATGGGATGGAAAGACCATATTTTAACCTGCGGACATACTCATGTCTCTGGTTATCAAGTTTTAAAAGACACAGCATCGGGCTTAATTTCTCATGCAATACAAGTGGCAAGTTTTAAAATCATGGACAGTTATGCAGACAAAATGGGACTAGATGATAAGAACATATTTAATGCTCCAGTTACAATTATTGATCCGCAGTATGAAGATCATGACAATAGGCTTGTCACTACAATTTTTAATCCGTATGAGGCGGCAGAATATTTGACATGGAAAAGATCAAAGAAATAAAAACTGACAACATTGACTATAATGCTTTTGATTTAATGTTGAGATGTAAAGAATTATCCCAGCAAATAGATTTATCAAATATTATTCTTGACAATACAAGCATTGATGAGAAAGAAATGTTAATTACAATTATAGAATCCATAAGGACTCTTGAATTTGAAATAATTGAAGAGCCTTATTTAATACCAAAGGCACAAGCATGAGTACATACTATGAATCATACTGCAATACAACAACAGATTTGCTATTTATTGAGCCTTATTTAAGTGAATACGATCAAAAACGAGTTTTAGCAGGAAATTTTACCACTACAGATACATCTAATCTGTATCAACTGAACAACACAGGATATGTTGGATTATTGTTTAAAGACGGTGTTGAAATGACTTCTGTTGGAGATAGTCCGAATGCCGATAATGAATATAATTATTCATCCAGCACAGATTCTTTTCAGTTCTACTTAGCATCGTCTTCTGTGTCTGCATTAAATAGTGCAGTTTTTGAAGCATCCCAAGATTGGAGTGATCTAAAGACAACTGCCACAAAAAGAGCCTCCGACTTTGTTCGCAGTTTCCTCCCTTTCCCAATATACCCAAACAAAGGAGTTGGCTCTGGGGATGCTACTAATAGGGATTACCCTGAGATAATTGTAAGAAGCACAGCGATTATGGCAGTGGAATCTTTAATAAGACCTTACGATGTAGAAAAAGCTGATCAAATAAAATCTCAAGCTATAAATGAAGATGGTTCTGGGTGGTTGGATATGCTTAGAAAAGGTGAAATAAGTGTCTACAGTAGTGAATCACAGCAAAAGCACAAGGGAATAATATCACCAGTTTCCATAAATGCAAATACGACTGGTGGAATTTTAGATGTAAAAGGAAGAGCAAGTACAGAATGGGATGCTATAAAAATTATCATTTCAAACGGTGGTACAATTACAGCAGGTTCTGCAAATACAACTATCAAATATTCTACATACACTAGAAATGAGAAAGGTTTAAAAATGAATCAAGATGTCAATGAAGAGGTGATTGATTGCGGATGGCAACCAGCGGGACATGATATGTGGATACGTTTTTCTTCAGGATTATATACAACAAACGATGAATGGCAATTAGAAGTGAGTGGGGTTTTAGATCAATCTTTTACACCGATTAAAACAATTTCAACTAGCAGATATTAATGGCAATAACATTTTCAAATACAATTTATGATGATATAATGGAAACACTAGCAACATTAATAAATGATGAATTTAATATTGCTGTTTATTACGATGAACATAAACCGCCACAGTCTTTTTTATTAACTCCAGAGTCTGATGAATTGGTAACAAACTTGTCTACAGGTACACAGAGGGAATATAATGTTTTAATTAATTATGAATTAAAATTTGGAGGTCAATACACCAAAAACAACATGAAACAAGTTTCTAATATTATGGAAAGACTGAAAAGATTAATTTATAATAATTCATCCTATTCAGGTGGGGCAACTTGGTTTGATGCTAACATTACAAGTATTGAATATGAAAGAGATGAAGATGATCAGACTCTTTTAAGGGGAACAGGAACTTTTAATTGCAATAATATAGAGGTAATATGATGAAAATAAAAGCAAGGTTAAATAAATTTCACAGAGTAAATCCCAACGGAGTGCTTTGTGATGCTACTTCACTTGATAAACTCAGGGAAGGTGGGGTTGTAGATGTCCCTGAAGAAGTTGGAAACGAATTACTTAAAATGGGATTCGTAGAACAAGCAAAAACAAAAACAAAGAAGGAGGCTAAATAATGGCTGACACAAGAGTAGTCCCTGTAAGTAGTATAAAATATGGCTTAAAAGCTGAAACGTCTTTCGGGGTAGCATTAGATTCAAGTGGCAATGATGGTACTGCATATTTAACACAACCAGTTGTCCAAACACAGAAACCAACATTCAATATTTCTAGGGAATCTAGATTATTAAGTGGAAGAGGTAGCGTTAAAAATGCCGCGGATACCGTAGTAAATACAAAAGGGGGTACAGTAACAATGCCTTTTGAAATGTTGGCAACTCCAAGAACATTAGCACAGCACGCTTTGCTCGTAGGACAAGAAAGTGGAACATCTGGTAGTACAGTTCATGAAATGGAAATAGATGGAACAAGTAATGCTGATTCAATAGGTGGTACAATATCAAGCGGTATCCCTCATTCTTGTAATTTAGCTTATTATCCAGCTACAGGTGAAGGAATTAAGGTTACTGGAGTGGTGTGTTCTGATCTAACAATAGCTGGTGACGTAGGTGCGAATAATGGGTTGGTAACTATCAGCGGAAATTATTTTTCTGGTTTTAGTAATACAGTAAGTACAGCAACAGTCTTAGAACAGACTTTTGATGGAACTTGGGTAGACTCAGAAACTCAATACTATAATGTGATGGATGCTTCGGCACTTACATTAGATGTTGAAGGAAATGCAAATCAAACTTTTATTATGAAATCATTTAGTTTTAATATTGCGAATGGTGTCAATAGAGTTGGATTTGATACAAATGGAAATGCGGAGGTTTATGTTTTTCCAGAATATGCAGTAACAGGAAGTCTTGTTATTAAATACGATAGCGAATTTGATTACGGTGAAGACAATAATGTAATTCAGGATTTTCTTGATGGGGATACTTTAAGCCTTGTAATTAAAATTGGTGATGGAACTATCAGCTCTGAAGGTGAAATGCACATAACAGCAGAAATTCAATACACAGGTGATCCAGCGCAAGATTTGAGTGAGTCTGGAGTATTTCACACATTAGAATTTGAATGTGTTAAAAATGGCTCTACTGAAGCATTTAAACTAGAATCATTTAAAAATGAAGCAGTAACAGTTTGGTAATTAATAGGGAGGAAATATGATTGTAGATACACCACATGGTGAATTTGAGGTCAAAGACATAACAAGGAAAGAGCGTAGAAAATATTATAGAAAGGTTAAAACAGTTTTTGCAGAACAGGATCAAGAAAAATTACATGATCTTTCTGATGAATTTGCTTTATTAGCTTTTAAAAATGATGAAACTGCTGAAAAAAAACTTGGCAATCTAACTGCTTTGCAGGAAGATGAAGTCTTAACTGCTATCATAATTGCGTACATGGGGTTAAAGGTGGGAAACTCTACTGGCGATTGAGATGTGCAGTCTGGTTTTCTCAATTAGGTTTTACAAATAATGAAAACTTTGTTTTTCCTTATACAGCTCAGTCGCCTGTTACTGGTAAAAAGAAAACATTTGAAAACAATAAAGATGTTTTAAATGAAATAAACAATGTACTAAATCAAAAAGGAACTGAAAAATTTGGAATTGGTCAAACACTATATTATGAAATTCCTTTTTTTACAAACCCGTATATTATTATAAGCAACTGGTGCTGGGATATGATACAAGATTACAAGCTAGTAACTAATTACAATGTTCCTTTGGGAGTTGATTTAGATTCAATTTCTGTTTTTAAGATTGACTGTTTTTCAATTATTGATCAAGAAATAAAAAACATAAAAACACATAGAGAAAAAAATGGCTAAGTCTGTTATAATAAAAATTACTCAAAAGGGAGCTAAGAAAACTGCTGGAGCATTAAAAAAAGTAGGAAGTGCAGTTACATCTTTAGGTAAAGCATCTGCTTTAGTTGGGGGAGGATTTGCAGTATTATCTACAAAACTTGCTGGAGACTTCCAAAAAAGTCTTTTAGAAGTTTCTACATTAATGGGCAAAATGACCGATGGTCAGATGAAAAGGATGTCTAAGGAATTAAGACTTGTTTCTCAAACATCTGGGTTAGCATTAGATTCATTAAGTAAAGCAAAATATGATATAGTTTCTGCTGGGTTTTCTAATGCCGCTGAGTCTGCGGAAGTTTTAGCTACTGCATCAAAATTAGCTGTTGGTGGTGTTACAAGTGCCGCAGAAGCGGCTGATCTTTTAACTACGGCGTTAAATGCAATGGGGAAAGATGCTAGTGAGGTTAATGAGGTTTCAGATTCTTTATTTACAACAGTTAGGCTTGGTAAAACAACTATGACTGAATTGGCATCCTCAATGGGTCAAGTATTGCCATTCGCAAGATCAGCAGGACTTAGCTTAGATGGTGTGAACTCTGCAATGGCTACAATTACAGCTAGTGGTATTTCTACAGCACAGGCTACTACATCATTAAGGGCGGCTCTTGTTTCCCTTACCTCTCCAGCAGATAGCTCTAGGGAGGCTATGGAAGAGGCAGGAATTGAAATAAAAAGATTTGATGATGGGACATTAGACCTTGTTGGGACAGTAAAGCAATTTCAAGGTCTTGACCCAGATACATTTAAAAAGATAATACCTAGAGTTGAGGCGATTCTTGGTATTCAAACAATGGCTAATAATTTTCAAACTCTTTCTGAAAATGTTGAAGAATTTGGGGAAAAATCTGCTGGTGCTACTGAAAAAGCATTTGAAAAAATGGCAGGGGGATTTAATCAGCAAATGCTAATGCTAAAAAATTCGACTCAATCGGTTATGATAGAAGTAGGCAATGTTATAATTGATGTAATTACTCCAGTCTTAAAAGATGTAAACAAAGAATTTGCCACATTAGGTCAAATTGGATTTGATAATTTAGGAGCCGCTATTAGAGACGACTTGCCATTGTTAATGAATGTTCTTAAGCAGACATTTATAGTTGCTTTTGAATTTATTGAAGATAGAGCTAGTTTAATGGGCTATACAATTATTGAGCATTTAAAAAGTGCAATTCCGGGAATTGACGCAAATTTTAAAATTATAGAAGCCTATTCAAAACAACTATCAGACAAAGCTGAAATTGATGCAAAATTTTTAGCAAATGTATATACAAATGCTTATGGAATAATAAAACTCAAAGCAGAAGAAAGAGCCTCTGATGACTTTGAAATCACAGATAATATAGTTGAATATGATAGAGAGAAGCATGGAGAATTATTTGCTAATAGAGAGCAACTAATGTTAAAAGATTTTGAGGGAGCACTTGCAACAGCAGAAAACATTAAAGCTGTTACACAAGAAAAAGTAGATTTTGAAAATGCAATTAGTAGGGATCAAGCAATAAAATTTATAGAAGATAGAAATGTTTCATATAATGCTGTATTAGCCGCACATGATCAATTTATAGACACCTTAACAGATACAGAAATGCATGGAGCAGAAAGAAGAAAATTAATTCAAGAAGCAATAAAAAATAGTGCAATTAGATTTATTGGTGAGCATACTAAGGCTTTTATAAAAAACAAAATGCAAGAGGCTTTAATTGAGGATGCTGTAAATAAAATGAAATTAGGCTCTCAACAAGCAACTGCCTTGCAAAGTTTTCTTATTGAAAAAGGCTCTGCTCTTGCAAGTGTAATTGTAAGTATGGCAAGAGGTGCGGCAAAAGCTATAGCCGCCTCAATGCCTATTGCATTAGTTACAGCCCCTGCAATTATTGCGACAGTTGCCGCTATTGGAAAAGGGATTAGCAGTAAAATAGAATCTGCTCAAATAGGCTTTGCAGATGGAGGAATTGTTCCGGGCACAGGACAAGGCGATACGGTTCCAGCCATGCTAACTCCGGGTGAATTAATTTTAAATCAAGCACAGCAAGATAATCTTGTAGGGGGATTAGGTGGAATAACAATTAATTTTAACGGTCCGATTACAAATGATGAATACGTAAAAGATTTTATACTTCCAGAAATTGAAAAAACTATTAGTCAGGGATTAGCTTAATGGCATTAACTCTCCCAAGTTCATTCTTAAATCATTCAATAAAACAGAACTGGTTATTCCAGTTGCATTATGATGATGAAAGCAACTTTACTGGGGTAGCTTTTTACGACACAACAGTTGAATCTATTTTTTATAACGGATCGGTTTTAAACAAACCTAGCATCAGGGAGAGCATTGATTTAAAAAAGAGTAAAGCTAAAACAGGAAATGTATCCCTAACTTTGGCTAATTTTCTACACTTAGGAGAGAATTTTTCTGATGAAATATATGGAGGCTCTAGGGATTATATAAATAGAATTATCAAGATTTATATTCAGCCAGAGGATGTAACTGGAATAAGTGATTGCTTTTTAATATACACAGGAAAATTAACCAATATATCTCATACTATTGATAAAATAAAATTATCTGTTAATGCTCAAAAGCCGTGGGATGGTGTTGAAGTTCCACAGGTTAAAACCTCCAAGAATAAATATTTTCCGATAGCTTATGGAGATTTTACTCCAAATGCGAGTCAGGGAAATGCAGATTCTGTTTCAATTACTTTTGGCTCTGCAAATAATGTTGATGAATTTAGAAAGCGAAAAACTTTATATCCTATTCCTGTTAATGAATTAAGAGGTGATACTGGCTTTTGTATAACTGGAGAATGGTCACAGGGAGAGAAGGCTTGGCCGCATTATTATGAAAAATCTACAGATCAATTTATACCTATTGCTAATGATGCCTCAACTTATTCAACAGTTGATTTAGCAAATGAAACTTATGGAGATGGATATGCAGTCAGGTTTCATCAAAATTTATTGAAAAAAAGTTTTTTTAAACCGCTAGAGCTTGCAAGTAGGTCAAATGGGACTTCACTTACTTGGGCAGATAATAGTAATGCTTTTAATACAGAAGATGATATTGAAACAAGCTCATATACAGAATGTCTTGTAGATGGAGATTATGTAAATGACGACACTGCTACAGCTACTTGGAAAGTGCCTCAATTAACAGGATATCCAAGTACACTCGCTGTCCATTTAGTCCTAACTGGAGCATTTACATTAGCTAATGAGTCTGGAGCTGGCACAATGAAATTGGAGTTGCTAGATAGGTCTTTTGGCGCTGGTGATACATTAGGATATTATGACAACACAGGTGATGGATCAACGGCTCAATTACATAAAACTACAGGAGGAACTTTAAGCACTGCGGGTGTTGCGTATTTAACTGGTCAATATGACCACGATGCTGAATTTCTTGCAGGAAACGGATACAGTGATGGAGTTTCTTTAAGAACTAAACTATCAAGAGGCGGGGGAGAAAATATAGATGGAGATGTAAGTGGTAATATTAGAATATATGACATTGTAGTTGAAGCCACTACTCAATTAGATTTTACAGCTACTACAGCAACAGGCAAGAGTGAGGCATCTAGGTTTTTAAGTGACATAGAATATGTTTACTCTGGAGGAGATGGACAAGTTGATAATGGCTGGAATAGTAATGCCGCAATAACAGAAATTCATGAAGCACATAGAGATTTACTACATAGGTACACAAGCTATGCAAATTCAAATACGCCTACAAATTGGGGGAGTGGTACAAACTTAAACTCTATTAAAGATTGGAGAATTAGGTATTGGATAAATGAGCCAACTCCATTAATTAGAGTATTAGAAAAGTTACAATATGAAGGCGGTTTTATTTTTAGGTTTAATGGACAAGGAGCAGGAGAATATATATTTGTCCCAGATAGCATTAGCACAGATCACACTTTAAACACAGATGATTTAGCAGATCTAAACATTTCATTAACACCAATGAATGATATTGTTACCACAATGGATATTGAATATAGAAAACACCCTGCTATTTCAGGATACACAACAAAAGTAACTGCAACAAATTCGACTGCAATCAGCGATTTGAAAGTAGGCACAAATGAAAATAAAAAAACAATTAGACTTGATGCTTATGTAGGTGATTCAAGTGGAGAGAATGATATACCAACAGCATCAACGAGTAACGTAAATGACGATTGGTTTTCTTATTATGATAATATACTAGGAGAACAAAAAATTGAAGTAGATGCAACTGTGATTAATCCAGCTTTTTATGGAATAGATGTCGGTGATTTTGTAGCTTTTGGCACAATGCCAGTTAAAGCATTTAATGGAGCTTGGTCTGGAAAAAACTTCATGGTTGTTAGTGTATCAAGGCAAGTTGGTAAATTAAAATGTAAATTTAGGGAAATATAATGGCTAAAACTTTTTACTACGATGATAAAAATGTAATGGACTTAACACTAGGAGAAGGTACTTTTGGAATTGGATCGGGGTTATTAGTTTTTTCTGCTGGAAGTGCAGTTAGCAACCAAGAAAGATTAATTGACCAATCTACAAGTCTAGCAATTACCAGCTTTCAAAATACGAGCAACAATGCTGGGGATGCAGTTGTAATTCCATTTGGAGCAAATACAAAGCTAGATTTTTTAGCTGTTTACATGAGCGCATCGGAAGCAGGAGATTTAAAATTCGGAACAGAAAATGCTACTAATAACCAATATACCGAAAGACTCCATTTCTCATCCACATTTAGTGCAGGTTGGACAGTTGGAGAATTTAGTGAACAAAGTTCAGATAACTGGATGCTTTACACCTTTAATGCAGATTTAGATAATTTTACTGAATTTATTACTGGTGAAAAATTAGTTTTTTCAGTCAATCCAGAAATGGGAACAGGGGAAGCTGAAGAATTTAATACAGAAATTAACACAAGTATTGGAGGCGTTGAATATGCTGTTAAAACTGGAAACCCTAAAACCACTATAAGTATGAACTTTTCAAGCATAGGAAGCACCTTTAAAGGTAGATTAGAATCAATGCAAGAAAATGTACAAAACTATAAAAAATTTATTTATTCAGAAGATGGAACAACAGGACCGTTTCATTATGTACGATTAGCAAAACCTATTGATTTTAAAGAGGTTTCTTATAATAGGTATTCTTGTTCTATTGATTTAATAGAACAATTATCATAATTATTTTGTAAATTCTCCCACGGCAGGGGTGTTAAGGTGTTTTTGCTCCAACATTTTCACCTTTATTCACAACTATAAAAATCACTCCTGCCTCCCCTTTTACCCTATACTAACCCTTATAAATAAAAATTAAAGTGTTTGGATTTCTCATTTATTATGCTTAACATTGTATAGTTGTGTTTTTAGAAAAAAAATAAAATGGAGTCTTTAATGAACTATATTCAAAAATCTAAGATAAAATCTTTGGTAAAAGATCAAGGTTTTAGACTTAGCCCTAATGCTATTGATGGCATAAATAGATCAGTAGAAAATCTTATTAAGCAGATGCTTAATAATGTAGAATCTGATGGTATGAAAACATTGATGAATCAGCATACTGGAGTTGTAAAGGTAAAGCAAAAATCAAATGATACTATTTATGGAAAAAAATGTCAAAGGTGTTGCAATTTAGATGATGCTTTTTTAAGAAAGGGGCAAGATGAACAAAGATGGTTTTATGATGAAGTAAAAAGATGCTCTAACAATCTTATCAAGAAAAGAAATTATGATCCTCATTTTGCTACCAAACAAGGTAGGGTAAATAATTTTCTTAATAAACCATATAAAAAGGGGGCATAATGAATAAACCAGTACACACCCTTATGGGCTTTAAAATGGATGACAATCATGAGTTTTTAGTAATTGGCACATGGTGTTGGGGATTAGGAAAAACCATTGAACAGGCTATGAAAAATGCTAGTGTTAATGGTGATGTAAAAAGGTGCTATTGCAAAATAGTACCTATTGAAAAAAATACAGGAGGCAGATGGGAAATCTGCAACATCACAGGGGGAATTACAGTATTTGATTCTGAGACATGGAAGCATAAAGAAAATAAAATATTCAGTCAAACATGGAACAAGGCTTTTCATGTTGGTGGGAATAAGAGGGGTAAAGTTGTTAAGTTTGGCTTTGATCTATTTACAGAGGGGGGTAAGTAATGGATAGCTACGATTGGGGTAATGCAAAAATAGAAATTACCTGGAAAAGCAGTCAGAATTTAGGATACACCTGTTATACAAGAGTTAGGACAATGAAACAAGCTATGCAGTATGCCATAGAAAAAAGAGGTTTTAAATATAAAAATAAAAATAATGAGTGGGTTTCATTTCCGTTTAAAACACTTTCTAAAGGGGGTAAGTAATGGAAAAAGATAAATTTATTAAAAGCAGGGTTGATACTATAGAATGGAATAAGGAAAATGTCTTAGTGGAAAAAGGCATGAGAGAAATAAGACTTTATGCTAAATCTTGCTATGATCAACATTATCAGCATATTGGGACTATTTGTTATGACATTGCTGATGGAACGCAATTTGTTCAGCCTGTAATTATGGGAAAGGATAAATATTATTATTATAATCGTGATAAAATGCAGTATTACAAGACCTTAGAAAAGGCTCAAAATTATAGCAAAAATCAGTACATAAAATCCGTAAAACTAAAGGCAAATTGGCAGTTTAAATTTCTTGAGGGGGGTAAACAATGCAGTGGGCAATAGATGCTTGGTGTGGTTATGGAAATCAAAACAAAAAATCTGTAATGAAAAAACCACAAGCTGATAAAGCTAAAAAAGAAACATACAGAATGAGCTATTGTATTTCTTGTAAATGTGTCTGGGAAACAGATAAGGGTTCACCTCAATACATACATAAATATCAAGATTTTCCAACAATAGGAATCAAAAAGAAAAAATGCAAATACTGTAAGGAGTTTAAATGATGTACACTTGTATTAATTGTGATTTTCCATTTGAAGAACGACAGATGGATTTAGGTGAAAGAATGTGCAATAAATGTTTAGAAAAAGAAAGATACTGTATGGAGGTTGAATTTGATGTTGATCCAAGTAGTGATAGAGTTGATTATAATGTTTTAGTAGATGATAGCTTAGAATGGCTTTTAAAGGAGTATAATGAGGCTAAAACAAAGGGATTTCATTCTAAGCTAGGTTCATGTCCTAAAATAAAAATATTAAGCGTTACCGATGTTTTAGATGGTATTATAATTGATCCAAATAAAATTAATTCAATGTTGGAGGAAATGTAATGGAACAATTCTGTGTTTTATGTAATTGGTGGAGAAACCAAGCAGATGATAATTGTAAAAAGAATCATTTTAAAGAAAAAAAAAGGAGCAGTAATGAAAGTAAAAGAACTAATTAAAAAACTAGAACAAATCAAAGACAAAGAATTATATGTAGTTGTTGCAGATATTGAAGACTGTTTTGGGGAGTTCCCGAATCATTGGGTAAAAAGTATTGAGGAGCATGAAACTGGCTCTAGTGGGTATGAGATAGAAGGCGAAGTAAGATTATTAACAAGTATATAAAAAGGAGCAGAAATGCCAGTACCATTTTTAAATAAACATAGTGAAGAGCAATATTTAGAGTTGGAAAAACATTATCTAAATCTACATAGTGCTATGTCTTCTCTTCTTACAATCACGGAGGGAGAAGATTTAGATACAGATTCACAACGATTAATTCATTTTAATGCGCTTTGCACAAGAGTAAATGAAATTATTGAAAGGTTTGATAAAATCACCAAGCAGGTTCAGGATTCCAAGTTCAAAGGGGACTCCGCAACTACATCCTCCTACCCTGAATCTGCTGAGGTGGTTATTTATTGCACTAAACAAGAGAGAGATGATATAATAGAGGCTCTTGAAAATTATTCAATGTTGCTGGATAATTTAAAAATATCTGATAGGTTTAAATTATTAGCCAGTGAAATAAGCGAATCTAAAAAGGAGGTTGAATGAGTTTTTATAATACAATTAATGAGTCTGGCAATGAGTTAAAAAATTCTAATCAAAAAGCAAGATCACAAGAGGATTTGATTTATAGCTATTTTTTAACTGCTGGCAAATCATTAAGTCCATCACAAATATTAGAAACATTAAAATTGAAATGCCCAATCACATCAGTTAGAAGAGCCTTGACTAACTTAACTAATGAAGAAAAACTTGTTAAGACTGATGATTATGTGCAGGGGGGTTTTGGTAAAAAAGAACATCTGTGGAGGTTAAGAACCGCACAAGATGATATTGATCCTAATCAGTACACATTATTTGGAGGTAAAAAATGAGATATTATTGGGAGGCACTTTTCAGTGTAGAATACTTTCCTTATTGGGAGTTTACAATGCTTATGGTGTTATTATTGAACCTAAGTATGCTATACAGGTTGCACAGGGTTGAAAAAAAGATTGATATACAGAATGAGTTGTTGCACCACATTATTGATGAGGTGGAGGAATGATTGTAATGAATATAGCAGAATGGATAGCAAATATTTTTATTCTTGGAATAGCTTGTTTAATCTGGGCAATAGCAATATTTGGATTTATTACAATTCTATCAATTTCAAATAAACTAATAAAGGATTTTATAAATGATTAAAATAGTAGAAAAAATTATAGACTGGTTAGATGATTATCTACCAATTATAATAGTGCCATTAGCAATTTTATTAATTCTAAGGGCTTTAATTCAAATAATAACACACTAGGAGGAAACAATGGCTTTTTTAAAACTAAAGAAAGCATTTCACATGGACAAACCTTTGTCAATTCAACTATTAACAGCACCATTAGATGTTGTTGCAGAAATGAATGATTTTGACACTATGGAATACAAATTTAAAGCTAAAAATGTTGGTTCTGATTTTGAAACAAAAGAAAAAGGCTCTTTTGCAATTAGGAACAATCAAGAGTTTGACTTTGTTATTTCAGAGGCTTTGTATAAAAGTGTAAGTCTGTACGATAAAGACTCTATGATTAAGATTGTGATGAAAAAAACAAAGGAAAGTAAAGCTGGGTTTGTATGGGATGTACAGCCAATGAGTGCAGATAATGTGGTTCAAGAATCTAAAAAAAGCTCAGACACTTCATTGGATATAAAATGGGGTATGGCTTTTAATAATGCAACAAGGTTAGTATCAAGTGAAAAACTGCACGAAGAAACAGACATCAATGATAAAGTTGCATTAGTTGAAATGATTATGCCAAAGATGTTTAAAATTGCTTGTTCAATGCCAGACAAATCAGATGATGATTTACCATTTTGATGATTAAAAACGGAATAAGATGGATGATTAGTTTTTATACTGAGTTGCTGTATTCAAATAAAATAAAAGTTGCAGGTTCAGCGCATAACAGGTTAAGGGAACTGCAGTTAAAGTATATTGATGAAAAAAAATCAAAAAACTAAACTTAATAAATTAGTTAGGGAATATATCATCCTTAGAGATAAATGTTGCTTGAGGTGTGGAAAAACTCAAAATCTTCATGCCTCACACATTTATCCAAGAGGAAAATACCCTAAAATGGCTTTTGATGTTAATAATGTAAAAGCCTTGTGTTTAGGTTGTCACTTATACTGGTGGCATAAACACCCTATAGAGGCTAAGGAGTGGGCAGAAAAAACATTAGGTAAGGTAAGGTTAAGGCAATTAAAAAAACAAGCAAATACAATAAATAAAAACAAATTAGATTATCAAATAATTAAAAATGAATTAGAAAAAAAAATAGGAGAATTAGAATGAATAATTATTTAAGCACGCCTCATTATCAAATTGATTTATTAAGAGAGGATGCCAGAAAAACATATAAAGAGTTTATAAAAATTCATAATGAGTTTAGGTCTTTAAGACTAAATGTTGCTGAGATAAAAGAGTGGGCTGAATATGAGCTTACTAAATTATATGAAATTCCTCAAGAATATGAACTAGATAGTAAGTATGAATGTCACATATACTTTATAAGATGTTTAGATTCTGTCAAAATTGGTTATAGTAAAAACCCTAGAATGAGACTATCAGCATTACAAACAGCTAATCCAAACAAATTAGAATTATTATACTCATTCCCCTCTTTTAAACATAGGGAAGAAACAATACACGAAGATTTGAAACATCTTAGAAAAAGTGGCGAATGGTTTAAATATAATGATGAAGTAGATGAATATATAAAAACAATAAAAAAGGAGGAAAAAAATGGCTAAAAAATTATCTGAAATAGAGAGATCACTTTATGAGTCTCACTTACAAACTAAGGAAACTTTAATTGATGTAATAAGGGACATGATTGATGTTATTAAAGTTGTAAACAAAATTCAAAATAGAGTACAAAAGTTGGAGGAAAAGAATGGCTAAAAGGTTTATTGATACTAAAATATGGGACAAGGCTTGGTTTAGGAGACTAACACCTAAAAATAAATTGATCTGGATTTATTTATTAACAAGGTGTGATCATGCTGGTATTTGGGATGCAGATTGGGAGGCATCAGAGTTTTTTATTGGAGATTATGTTTCTTTTGATGAACTACCAAAAGAGATTACATCCAAAATGAAGTATATAGATGGTGAAGATCAATATTTTATACCATCATTTATTGATTTTCAATATGGTGAATTGAAAGAAAACAGTAAACCTCATTTAAGTGTATTAAAAAGATTAACTGAAAAGGGTTTGCATAGGGTATCTAATACCCTTAAAGATAAAGATAAGGTTATAAATAAGGTTAAAGGAAAAGAAGAAAGGGAGATTGATTTTGCATCTAATGTAAAAAAAAAAGCAAAACAAATTGAAAACATATCAGAAGAACAGGTAAATAATTTTATTTATTACTGGACAGAATCAAATGAAAATGGAAAGAAATTAAAATTTGAGATGCAAAAAACATTTGACATAAAGCGCAGGTTAATGAAATGGAGGAATAATGATTTTGAGTGGTCAAAAAATGGAAAAGAAAAAAAATCTTTTGAATCTAATTTTACAAAAACACCAACAGGTTTTTATAGGGCTTTCTGTTCAAGATGTGGTAAAAAAGAACTACCTATAAATAAATGGCAATTAAAAGAAGGGTCAAGTTGTTGCAGGGTAGAATATGTCACAGAAAAACCCTGAACATATTATTGAATATATTTTAAAAAAAACAGAACGCAAGTGGTCTAGAGAGCATTGGAAATTTAAGAAAAAATATAAAAAAGTGGAATATTCATTAGATAATACAATATGTTACTGTGAAATATGTGGACAGACTTGGAGTAAAGTTCCAGATTGGGTTGATCCTTTAAAATGGAGAAAGTATCCAAAAGGTAATGTTCCTACTATTGGCAAAAAAAGAAAAATTTGCAGGGGTTGTAAATGAAACAAGTAACTCTATTTAAAGAAGATTCAACTGATGAATCAAAGTACACAAAGAAAGTTGATGTTCCATTATATGAACCTAAAAACAAAAAGCCTCATGTATTGGAATTATATGATCAAAATAAAACAAATCAACTTATTGCAAACATAGAAGCATCATCAGTTTCAGAAGATGATAAGAAGTTTCTTATTGAATCAGCAAAGAGACATACAGTTTTTAATTATGAAAAAATAGCTGATTACTATGCACACTCATCAAAGGAAGTACAGCAACTCATGGAACAATCAGCACTGGTGATAATTGATTTTGAAAAGGCTCTAGTAAATGGCTATGTAAATCTTTCTCAGGATATGAAAAAAGAATACTTAGAACACTATGAAGAAGAATAACTATTGTGTATTTATTTTAAGTAATGGCAGACCAGATGATGTAATTACTTATAAGACACTTAAAAAATGTGGATACACTGGTAAGGTATTTATAGTTGTAGATGATGAAGATAGTAAGATAGATCAATACAAGAAAAACTTTCAAAATGTAATAGTCTTTAATAAGAACTTAATTTCTAAAAAATTTGATCAGTTTGATAATTTTAAAAACAAAAATACAGTAGTATATGCAAGAAATGCTTGTTTTGAAATTGCAAAAAAACTAGGATACAAATACTTTGTACAGTTAGATGATGATTATAGGGCTTTTGAGTACAGGAAAATAAAAAATGATAAATTAGCTGTTGAATCTGTAAAGAGTTTAGACAATGTATTTGGAATCATGGTGAGATTTATTTCTGAAACACCTACAACATCTATTGCACTGGCACAGGGTGGTGATTTTATTGGTGGAGTAAACAATGATTTTGCAGTTAAAGGTGGTTTAAAAAGAAAAGCAATGAACAGCTTTGTATGTTCTACAGATAAACCTTTTTACTTTTATGGAAGAATCAATGAGGATGTAAACACTTATGTTCTTTTAGGAAGTAGGGGTTATTTATTTTTTACAACTTATCTGGCATCATTAGTTCAGAAACAAACACAAAAAACAAAAGGTGGGATGTCTGATGTTTACCTTGATAATGGTACATATTTAAAAAGTTTTTATTCTGTAATATGCTCACCTAGCTCAGTAAAAATAAAAGCACTAAATGCAAATCATAAAAGAGTGCATCATAGTATCAAATGGATAAATGCAGTACCAAAGATAATATCAGAAGGATATAAAAAATATGAAAGTAATTAGTTTAGGAATGGGTGTACAAAGCACAGCAATGTACATGATGAGTAGTAAAAACATAATAGAAAGAGCAGACCATGCAGTATTTGCTGATCCCGGTGCAGAACTTCCTAGAACTTATGATATTTTAGAAATGTTGCAAGATTGGGCATCACTAAATAATGGCATACCTATTCATGTAGTCAATGAAAGAAATCTTTTGCAAGATATATTAAAAAAACAAAATTCACAAGGTGTAAGATGGGCATCAATACCAGCATTTAGTGAAAGCGGTGGAATGGTAAGAAGGCAATGCACAGGAGAATACAAAATTCAACCTGTAATAAAAAAGACTAGAGAACTTCATGGATTAAAACCAAGACAAAGAATGCCTAAAACAGAAATGTGGCTAGGAATTACATTAGATGAAATTCAAAGAATGAAAGAGAGTCAGTTACCAAGAATCGATTATGTTTATCCATTAATAAATCAAAGAATGAGCAGATCAGATTGTTACAAGGTTTTTAAAAGATTTAATTTTCCAATACCTCCAAAATCATCATGTACATTTTGCCCATATCATTCAGATAAAAATTGGAAAGAAATAAAACAAAATCACCCAAAAGAATGGCAACAATGTATAGATGTAGACAATGCAATCAGAGATTCATCTAAAAGAGGATCAAAAGATAAAATGTATTTACATAGATCATTAGTACCATTAGAAAGAATTGAGTTTGCAGACCAGCAAGAATTATTTATGTGTGAAGAAGGATTTTGTGGATTATAACTGTTAGGTAAGGGTTACTAAACCCTTATTAAACTGTTTGGATATTCAATATTTTGTTGTATATTACTTTGTGAATAATAATAAAAAAACAAAGGGATTAAACATGGAAATAAAAATTGGAGATAAATTGGAACTAAATTGGGAACATGATAACATTACTGTAGATGTTATAGATATTGATGCTTGTGAAAGAGGGTTAATAACTGTAGATGTTATTGGAAGTACACACTGTTATGAAATGAGTGGAGATGAGGATTTAGGACAATTTTGGGGAAAAGCTACAATAATATCAGTTAAAGGGGGGAAGTAATGAATCAAGAACAAAAAGACCTATTGGTTTTTCTTGTAAGGCAAGAAAGGGTTAGACTTAACTCTCTTCGTTGGAAAATAAGTACTTACGAAGATCGTAAAGTGGTAAGAAAAGAAATTTTATTATGCAACCTAACGCTTAAATCTTTAAAAGGAGGTAAGTAATGAAAGCAATTAAACTTCAAGCAGAACCATTTAAAAAAGTATTTTTAGATTATTTAATTGTAAATACTTGGAATAATGATGATTTTGTTTTAAAAAGCACAGAATCAAGACTTCCAAACGATCCACATTTTTATGAGTGCCATCTTGGAAACTATTCAACTGTAGAGGATGCAATGGAGTCGGCTGTTACTTATTTTATGATGAAAAGAATAGATGTATTTCATAAACAAATTCACCACAGAACACTTGGTACAAAAACATGGGGTGAGTGGTTTGTTTTTAGTGAAATCTTAGTCAAAGAGGGTTTGCCAATGCCTAATGAATTAAAAAGCAGTTCTTCATATACAATAGAACTAAGACAAGAAAGGAGTTAAAAATATGACAAAAACAAATAAAGAATCAGAAATTTGGTATGCTGAAAAAACTACTTGGGATGATGGCTATATGGGTTCAGATAGGTTGCCAAAATGGATAATAAAAAGATATGATGAAAGTTTAAATAAGGATCAACGTGAGTTTAGTGAGTTAAATGTTGTATGTAAGGTTCAAGGTTCTGATAAAGATGCTAAAAGGTATAAGGATTTAATTTTAAATGCTGTAAATGGAGTTGAATAAAAAACAATACTAACCACAAACCACTAAAAAAAGCCTCAGTTAATTCTGGGGCTTTTGTATTTTTAAAATAACATATATTCTTTATAAATTATAAAGTAAAAAATTAAAGCTAAAATTTTGTCTAATAATAAAAACAAGCTAGAAGGAATTACTCTCACTACTGAATTAGTAGGTATTAAGAATCTTAAAACAACAGGTAATTATAGGCTTGAATTTGATGTTTACGAAATAGATACTCACAAAGTCAAAGAACTTATAGACAAGCTAAATAAAGCCTTTGTAATGGCTTTAGTAGAATATGACTGATAAACAAACGCAAAACAAACGCTCTAATCATAAGGAAAATGGAGATTTTGCCAAAGGCAATAACTTAGGTAATAGATGGAAAAAAGGCGAATCTGGAAACCCTAATGGAAGAAGAAATGCTTATACAGACTTAATAAAAGAATATAGTTTCACAAAAATAAATGAAAAAGAAAGAAGGACAATTGTTGTTAGTAAATTATTTCAATTAGCAGAACGTGGAGACTTGAGAGCAATACAATTTATTATAGAAAGACTAGAGGGCAAAGCATTAGAACGTCAAGAACGAACAACAAAATCAGAACCTATACAAGTAATGGTAATAGATGATCAACTGGACAGTAAATAAAACTAGGAAAGAAATACTATATAATCCTGCAAGATTTAAAGTAATTGTAGCTGGGCGTAGATGGGGAAAGACTGTATTGAGTTTAATGTATTTATTAAAAGATTCCTTTCAGCCTAATGAAAGAAGATGGTTCATAACACCCACGTATCGGCAAGGGAAGATGATTGTATTTCCAGTATTAAGACAAATGTTTGCAGGGTTTGATAATGCTAAACTAAATGAGAGTGAAATGAGTGTTGTGTTTAGTAATGGTGCAGAATTAGCAGTTAAAGGCGCAGATAATGAACATAATCTCAGAGGGGTTGAATTAACAAAAGCAGTTATGGATGAAATGGCTTATATCAAACCTCATGTCTGGGAAGAAATTATAATGCCTATGCTTGCAACCACTCAGGGGGAATGTTTATTTATTGGAACACCCTCTGGCTATGATATAATGTATGAGCTTTACAACAAAGGACAATCGGATACTAATTGGAAGTCTTGGCAATTTAAAACCATTGATGGAGGTTTTGTTCCTAAAGAAGAAATAGATTTAGCTAGAAGAACTATGGATGACATTGTATTTAGGCAAGAATTTGAAGGAAGTTTTGAAACAACTGGCAACAGAGCGGCTTATAATTTCAGTAGGGACGACCATTGTATAAAAGCAAATGAGCTGTCCAGCAATTTATGGTGGGGAGTCGATTTCAACGTAGACTACATGACTGCTGTGTTAGCGTGTCAATTCACTGATGGAACAATACACTTCTTTGATGAGATTAGATTAAAGAATAGCAATACAGAAGAACTTGCTATAGCTATGAAAAAGATAGCCCCAAACATAGAGTGCTATCCAGACCCAGCGGGAAAAGCAAGATCAACGGTAAGCAGAAGATCCGACCATCAAATTTTAAGGGATCATTCTTTTTTAATTAGAGCGAAGAAATCTCACCCTAGCCACATAGATAGGCTAAATGCTTTAAATAGAAAGTTAAAAGATGCAGAGGGTAGAATAGGAATGACGGTTGATCCTAGTTGTACATATTTAATAAAAGACCTAGAGCAATGCCAAAGAGATAAAAAAGGTGGGTTGGCAAAAGATAATATAGAATTGACTCATGCACTCGATGCTTGTTCGTATGCAATTAGTTATAAATTTCCAATACGCAGAATGATTGGAAAAATGATGGAGTGGTAATGCCTAACAAAAAAGCAAAAGAAAGAAAAAGAAAGAGATTAAAAAAGAATATGGAGTTAAAACGCACAGGGAGAACAGCTAAACAGAAACAAAAATACAAAAGGAAGAAATGATGTATAATTTTGGCAGATCAGCAAATAGAGTTGTTATCCCTGAAATGTCTGAGACTATTGTTTTAGATAGTGTAAAAGATGCTTATAAAGGATACTTAGAGAAAGAAGATACAACTATAATGGAGTCACTTGATTTTTATTATAATCAAAATTTAGATAGACATTTAGAACAGTGGTTTGCTAGTGATAGTTTACAACAAGTCCCTCCATTTATTCAATCTTGTGTCCCTAGATTTGCCAAGGCAAGAATGATGCTTTACAAAGAACCTCCACAAAGATTTTTAGCTGGTGAGATTAATCAAGATTATAATGATCTAGCTTATAAATTAAATTCTAATACTAAAGAATTTGCTGAATTAACATGGCTGTTAGGGTGTTGTTGGTTCAAATCTCGTTATAATGAAAGAAAAAACAGATTGGAGTATGAAGTATTGCCTAATGTAAAAGAGTATTATTTTTATGGAGAAACAGAGCCATACGGTTATAGCTATGAAATAGAGGGAAACGCTACCGATAAAAGATATGTGTTTTGGTCTGAGGACAGAGATGGGATGCAAGGGATGCACTTTGAATTTGATGAAAAAGGAAAAAGATATTCTATTGAGTCAAATCCAGACATGGTAAATCCTTATGGAATTAATCCTATATCAAGAGCAATGTTCAGTAAAAACTCTTACGATGTAACTAGAGCCGCTTTACACATAGCAATAGCAATGACAGAAATTGCATTAGGAACAAGATCAAGACTAGGACAGCCAGTATTTACTGGAATAGAAGAGGGGCAAAGTAAATTATCATCTGGCATTGATAAAGCATTAATTTTGCCAGAGGGTGCAACATTTTCTTATCAATCACCAGCAGGGAGTCTTATTGAAATGATTGAAACTGCAAAGGCAATGGCTAATCAAACAGCAGAGAACAATCAGCTTAGGATTAGATGGGGAGAATCTGGCGGAAACACACCAAGTGGAGAAGCGTTAAGAATATTAGAAATTGAAAATCTTGAAGCAAGAAAAAGTGATGAATCCCTATTTAGAGAATGGGAACATAGCAGATATGACATAGATAGAATAATACTTGAAACACATGGAGTAATTAATTTATCTGAAGATTATGCTGTTGATTTTGGTGAAGTATCTTATCCTATGTCACCACAAGAAGAAAGAGCATGGCTTGATTGGAAAATGGCAAATGGCATTATGTCTAGGAAAGATTTATTATTATATTTTAATCCAGACATGACAGATGAAGAGTTGGAAAATAAATTATCAGAAGTAGCAGAGGAAAACAGAGTACAAGCTGAGGCAAGCAAACCTACATCAACATTTCAAAGAATACTAAATGCCACCTAAGATTACACCAGCCATTGAAACTTTTATGGCTGATATTGCTTTAATGGAAAAAAAGTTTAATGCAGATTTAGCTAAATTAACAAAAAGATTGCAAGGCATGAGTGACACAGAACTGATAAGAACCATGCAAGAAGCTAATTTTTTTCAAGAAGTAATTGATGCTGGATATGGAGATGCTTTAAATAAACTTGACGGTGAATATGCAAAAGTATTACAAGAAGCAGTAAAAGAAGCTAAGAAAAGAGGGGTTGATGTTTTAGGAACTGCAAGTATTGAGGGATTAGAAACACTCCAAGAATTAAATTATAATAGACTAATAGGCATGGGTGAAATATACGCTGATAATTTAAAAAGCCAGTTATTCCAATCTGTTTATACTGGTGGGACTCCTGCTGATATTATTGCAGGGTTAGGTGAAACCAATCTAGCTACACATCAAATGAATGTATTAGCCTATGATAGTCTAAAAATATTTGATGATACAGCTAGATACAAAGTTTTTCAAGGACAAGATGTGAGGTGGACTTATGTTGGGCCGATTGATGATAGGACTAGGGATGCTTGTTTAAATACTGCTGGTAATGAGCCTAAAAATGGATACACAGAAAAAGAGGTTAATTCCTCTGATACTCCATTTGGCGTTAGAGGAGGTTTTAATTGCCGACACAGTTGGATGATATTATGAAAGCAAGGGATATACCAAAATTTAGGAAATGGGCATTACTTGGGGGCAAACTTGTTACAAGGATTGTAAAAGATGCTGGTAAGGGAATTAGTCAAGACCCAGATGGAAAACCTTTTCCAGCTTATAAAGAAAGTTACGCTAATTTAAAAAAGATAGGAAAAGCTGGAGCAAAAGGAACAGGTAAGAGCAGACAAATAAACCCTCCAGATTTAAGGCTTACTGGTGAGATGTTAAATTCAATTAAAGCACAAAAGCCAACAAATGACAGTGTTGAAATTAATTATAGATCTGGATTAAAGGTGTTAGGACATTCTAAAAAAAGAGGAAACAAAGCAAAAAGAAACATTATTGGATTAAATGACAAGAATTGGGAATTTGCTAAAGATTTTATTGCAGATGAAATAGATGATAGGATTATAAAATTTTATAAAAAAAAAGTAAAAATTGATTTAGAAATTTGACAATTTTAAAATACTTAATAGTATTACTAAATTTTATTAACTAAAAAAGAGGACAGAATGTCTGAAGATACCAATACACAGGAAGTGAAAAGTGAACCAAAGGCTTACGTTGAAAGACCATTGGTTGAAAAGCAAACATCAACAGAGATGGCAACTGATAGCCAGACTACTGACATAGAATTACCCGACTACGGTCAGTTAGTACAGGAAAGTAAAAAGTACAGAAAACGGGCGCAGGAATCTGAAGCTAGATTAGAAAAATTAAATAAAAAATTAGAATCTGATCGGCAGAAACAAATGGAAGAACAGAACCAATGGCAACAACTAGCAGAAGAAAGGGCTGTAAAACTTGCAGAATTAGAGCCTTTAGTGGAAAAGTTTAAAAAAGAAGAAGCAGAACAAGTGGAGCAGATACTTGCAAAATTTACAGAAGAAGACAGGGAGCAATTTGGTGGATTATCTTTACCTCAACTTCGTGTCTTAGATAATAAATTAAATCAAAGTTCAACAGGTGTACCAGCAACAAGTGGAACTCCAGCCAGAGCAGTTAATCCTAATAATAAGGATTGGACTAACATGGATAAAGCAGAAAGACAGAGAAATTGGGGTGACATTGTTAAAGGGTATGCTTTGAACAGAAAATAACATAAGGAATAATTATGGCTAATTATTATGGATTTACTGGTGATGTAACCCAGAAATCAGATATAGACGTATTTGTGCCGGAGCTAGATTTATGGCGTTTTCATAGGTAACTATGATTATTATTATTGAGGAATTAAGCGGGAAACCTAAGTGCAAAA